AAATCTATACACCAATTCCATCATGGATCACAGTAATGTATTCCGTTACCATGAGGACCGAGTATCAACAACAAATGAATGATTTGATGGCCCCTTTCATTACGAGGACCGGAAATTTGAATTCAATAATAATTAATCATGGCGAAATACACAACTATGAAGCATTTATACAACAAGAATTCGCCCAGACAAACAATGCTGCTAACTTGGGCGAGGATGAAAGAGCTTTCATAACTAAATTTGACGTAAAAGTCTTAGGGTATCTATTGGGTGATGGCGTAAATGAGGAAGTCCCCAAGGTTGTTAAAAGAGAAACAATCGTCGAAATCAAACTTATTCGTGAAAGAAGCATAATCGGGGATGAGAAGCCCTGGGAGAACGACGACAAGAAATATAGAGACATTTAGTGATTTTATGAAATTCCACAACTATTTAATAAGAAATTAGAACAAGAGAGGAGAATTAGTCAATGGCTAAAAAATTTGATTTTCTATCACCCGGTATTAGTTTACGGGAAGTAGACCAAAGTTTCATTCCAACCGGAAGAGACGCCGAAGGACCAATTATTATTGGTCGAACGAGAAGAGGTCCGGCTAATAAGCCCGTTAAAATAAAAAATCTAGATGACTTTATTGCTGTGTTTGGTTTACCGGTACCCGGTGGAACCGGAGACGCTGCAGATGTCTGGAGAGAAGGGAACACCACTGGACCTACTTATGCTTCATATGCCGCTCAGGCATGGTTGGCATCAGAGGAGTCTCCTGTTGTTATAGTTCGCCTCGCAGGGGAACAACATCCCATTTCCGCGACTGGTACAAAAGCAGGATGGCATTTGGGCGCAGGCACAGGTGTTGACACGACAATCGGAGACAATTCTTCGGCTTATGGACTGTTCCTGATTAACTCAGGATCTCAGTCAGAAGTTTTGTCCGCTGCTGTCGATTTGGCGAGCGCTGCCGCTGGTGGAGTTGGGAAACAAAATCTCGGAACAGGATCGCTTGCTGCTATCATTTACGCACAACAAGGCGAGATTCTTCTTAAGGGTGATAACATCGATCTTAAGCATGGTATTGGGACTGGAGTCGGTGGCGGTGCGGGAACATCTTTAGCATCCGCAGCACACTATATTCAGTCTTCTGGTGATAGTCGACAATTTACTCTGCAGTTTAAGAATTCTAGCGGCACTGTTGTTGAAACTGCTGATATTAACTTTGACAGAAATTCTTCCAAGTATATTCGAAATGTTCTCAACACAAATCCTCAACTAGCCAACAATGCCACTGATTCCACGATCGCGAGTGATGATCAGAAAACTTACTGGCTTGGTGAATCTTATGCTAGAATGGTGACTGATCATGTCACTAGTGCTTCTGCTGGTGAAGTTTTTGGTGTTCTTTTGCCTTTGGAGCAACAGACCAACAACTATAACTGGAGTGATCGTAACGAAAGTGCTGCTGAAGCAGAAACTGGTTGGATCTTTTCTCAAAAAGCCACAAACCAGGTTAATCTGTTTAGATTCAAGTGCTTGCATGTTGGAGATGAAATCCAAAGAAACTATATGATTGCGATAGAAGATATTAGAGAACCAGCAAATTCAACAGTTGGTTCTTATGGTTCTTTTACTGTTGCAGTAAAAAGCCTCTCAGGACTTACAGTCGAAAAATATAGCAATCTTAATTTAAACCCGTCATCACCAAATTATATTGGAAAAAGAATCGGTGATCAATATATGACTTGGGACGAAACCAATCGACGCTATAGAACCTATGGCGATTTCCAAAATCTATCAGATTATATTTATGTTGTGATTAACCCTAACATTGCTGATGGTGGTGGAGGTGGATTACTGCCTGCTGGCTTCTACGGACCTGTTAGACCTAACGGGTTCACCTTGCTCTCAGGATCCAATACAGCACAACCCTTGGGCTCTGTCGGCACGGCAGCAAATACAACTGCTTGGATTAAAGGTGGAGGAACCGCGCCAACTACTACAGTTAACGCTAGTGACTTTGTCGGGGGAATCTCCAATCAGTTCACAGCATCCTATGTGTTCCCTGCAATCCCGGTTAGACTTAGCGGTTCTGACGGCGGAGCGCCGGATCCATTCCGTTGCTACTGGGGAATTCGACCAAAAATTAGTAGTACATCTAATGTCAATGATCCGGATTACTGTGATTACTTGAGAAGACTTCCCGCTGCGGCATCATCCTATAACTTTGCAGGCCCTGGGGCTGGTTATGAACATTCAATTGTATTCAGTTTGGATGACATTTCTGCTTCTACAAACGCCAACGAAACTGGATATGTATCTGGTAGTCATGAAGGTGGAACATCATATTCTGCTGTTAATTCATTTGGAGAACTTCTGGATATTAATATCAAACAATTCTTGATGCCCCTGTGGGGCGGATCTGATGGTTTTGATATCAAAGAAAAAGAACCAATGGGTAATCATTTGATGGGCGCTACACCTGCGGATTCTTCAAACTATGTGCATTATACAATTAACAAAGCGATTGACTCTATTAGAGATCCGGAAGTGGTGCCTGGAAACTTGCTCCTTGCTCCTGGATTTTATAAGCCCATCGTTACTAACAAACTAATCCAAGTTGCTGAGGCTCGACAAGATGTCTTGGCTGTTGTTGATCTCGAAGGAGATTATAAGCCTACGACTGAAAGTGGCGATTCCGCTGCATCCCGCCTAGGTAGTGTTACTAGTGTAGTTAGTAGCTTGAAGTCTAGAAATTTGAATTCATCATTTGCATGTGCATTTTACCCTTGGGTTCAAATCTCTGATAATCTCTCTGGTGGACCATATGTTTGGGTTCCACCGTCTGTAGCCGCTTTGGGCGCATTTGGTAGATCTCAAGCGATGTCTGCTCCATGGTTTGCTCCTGCAGGATTTAATCGAGGAGGCATTGGCAGCCTCGGTGGGCCTAGGGGACCATCCGTTATTCAAGCAAGACAGCGGTTGGATACAAATGAGAGAGATAAACTTTATGAAATGAATATCAATCCGATTGCTACATTTCCCGCAGAAGGCGTTGTGATCTTTGGTCAAAAAACTCTTCAAGCTGGACAATCAGCCCTTGATCGGATTAATGTTCGTAGGTTGCTACTCTATCTAAAATCAAGAGTGGCTACTGTTTCTAGAAACCTTTTGTTTGATCCAAACCTAAAAACTACTTGGAATCGATTCAAAGGTCAAGTAGAACCAATGTTATCAGATGTTAAGAGTAGATTCGGACTGTCAGATTATAAGGTTGTTTTAGATGAATCAACGACCACAGCGGACCTCATTGACAGAAATGTTATGTATGCAAAGATTTATATCAAGCCGGCAAGAGCTATCGAGTTTATTGTTGTGGACTTTATTATAACCAAAACCGGTGCAGATTTTGTTTAATATACTAATTAAAAATACAGGAGAACAATAAAGATGGCATTTTGGACACAAGGAGTAAACAAAGGAACACTGGAACCTAAAAGAAATTTTAGATTCAAGGTATCGATAAATAGTTTTGAAGATGGCGGGATGGTTTGGTGGGCTAAAAGTGTCACCAAACCTAGTTATGAAATAACGGAATCGGAACATACTTTCCTAACTCACAAATTTTATTACCCCGGGCGACTTTCATGGCAAGAGGTTGAGATGACACTAGTCGATCCAATTTCTCCAGGAGCAGTCGGTGGGTTGAACAAATTGGTTAGAAAACAAGGCTATGTCATTCCAGAATTAGGGGCCGGCGCTGATGTGGTCGACCCAATGTTGGAGACGATGTCAAAAGGTAAAGGCTCCTCTGGAATGGGGACGGTGCAGATAATTCAACTTGACTCTAATGGTAACGAGCTAGAAACCTGGGAACTATCGAATGCCTGGATTAAAGGTGTTAAATACGGTGATTTGGCTTATGATAACGATGATTTGACGGAAATAACTCTGACTCTTCGATATGATTATGCTTCTTGTGAGATCGCCGGCGACGATACCGATGCAACTAATAATAAGAAATCTTTTGCGCTTGGCGACTACAGTGGAGGAAACCAACCCACCACTCCATCGGCTGAGTAATAAATTATGGCATTCTGGACTCAAGGCCTAGCTCCGGGAATTGATATTATGCCAAAAATGAAAGATCGGTTCATCATTGTTTTTGGTGGAACCGATTCTTCTTATGCACAGAATATTCTTTTCAGC